TGCAGGAGCTGCGGTATGGACTGGTGACGATTCTCAGTTCTTCTGGGCAACTACTTGGAGAGGAGCAAATGCTTCGGATAGAGTTTTCTTTGTAACTAACTTTAATACTCCTGATAGAATTCGTTATTTTTTTGCTAATACTTGGAATTTTTTCAATTATTATTTCAGTATTGGTGCTTCATTAGGTGATACTGATGGCATGGGAGGGGCAATGGGTGTAGCTCCAGCACCAAGAGCTATTGGACAAACATTTGTAATTGGAACTACTTTATTTGTAGTTGTTGTTGCTAATGGTGCTCTTGCGGTGAGTAGTTTAACAACTGATGCGCCAGTAGGTACTGGTACATTTGATATTACAACGGGAGCTTATACATTTTCTGGTGCACAAATAAATTCTCCTATTTTTTATTCTGACGGCAATATTATTAATACAGCTCGTATTATTGTTCCTTTCAAAAATAGATTACTTCTATTTAATACAGTTGAAGCAGGGATCTCATATACCAATAGGTGCAGGTATTCTCAAGTAGGATCTCCTTTAGACCCAGCAGCATGGTTTCAAGATATTCCAGGACGTGGCAATAATATCGATGCATCAACTAGTGAAGCTATTATTACGGTAGAATTTGTTAAAGATCGCCTTATAGTATTTTTTGAACGTTCAACATGGGAATTAGTATATTTAGGTAATCAAACACAACCATTTATATGGCAAAAAATTAATACTGAACTTGGTGCAGAATCAACCTTTTCTATTGTACCTTTTGATAAAATCTGCCTAGGTGTAGGAAATGTTGGGATACATGCATGCAATGGCTCTAACGTAGAACGTATTGATGATAAGATACCAGATACTGTTTTTGAGATTCATAACAACGACCAAGGAGTGTTTAGGGTTTATGGAATCAGAGATTATTATGTTGAAATGGTCTATTGGACTTTTCCTGGTATTGAGGCTAATGCTACTTTTCCCTATCCTAGTAGGGTATTGATTTTCAACTATAAAACGGGAACATGGGCATTTAATGATGACTCAATTACATGTTTTGGGTATTTCCAACCAATTAGTGGCATAACATGGGACTCAGTAACAGTTACATGGGACGATTCAACAACATGGGACAGTGGTGCTATTCAAGCTAAATTCAGACAAGTTATTGGAGGAAACCAGCAAGGTTATACATTTATATGTGATGCTGATGAGAAGACCAATGCAGCCGTTTTACAGATTTCTAATATCACTTTAGTTGGTGTGACGACAACCTTAACAGTTATTCAACATAATATTAGCCTACAAGATGGTGCTGATAATGATACGTACATTTACATACAAGGTGCTACCTGGTCAGATGCTTCAGATAGTTTGAATAATAAGATATTTCAAGTAATTGAGATAATAGACGCTGATACATTTGAAATACTGGTAGAACCTGAAGATCAATTTACGGGAACATACAGCGGCGGTGGTTTAATATCTCGAGTAAGTAATATATCAATCAAAACTAAAGAATATAATTTCTATGCTAAACAAGGCAGGAATGCTTATATTTCTCGAATAGATTTTATGGTTGATAAGACTGCTGCAGGGGAGATTCAAGCAGAGTTTTTTGTATCTACTAATAGTGTACCATTATTAGCAGATAGTTTTGGTGATGGTGAATTATTGGGTACAGGCACACTAGATACTTTCCCTTATACAACTGCAGAAGCTCCTATAACTTTTGAACAGAACGCTACGCGCCTATGGCATCCTGTGTACTTTGATGCAGACGGAGAAGTTGTCCAAATACAATTGGTTATGAATGATGCTCAAATGAAAGATATAGCTATTAGAAAATGTGATTTTGTTCTTCATGCTATGTGTATAAATGCTCAACCAACAAGTTATAGATTCCAATAAGGATATGTATGAACAAAACAACACAAGAAGTTATGGATTCGGTTAATGTTTTGATAGAGTTCAATGACAATATACCTCTTTTATTGAAGAAGTTTCCAGAGGTAACAGAAGATATACAACTATTGCAATCATATGTTACATATGAGATTAAAAAAACATTAAAAGATATTATTCATATTGAGAGATTATAATGGCACCTTTTATTGACGAACAACAAATGAATACAGGTTCCTATGTCCCAACTACTAATGTTTGGGACATAGGTCGCTTGTATGATGTAGAAGTTACGAGCCCAGAATTTAAAGAACTATTAGTTCGTCTTTATCAAAATGTTAATAATATCGCGCTTGTATTAAACACTAAATGTACCGGCTATTACATTAATGAGCAGTTTGTAAGCAGTAAATTATTTTTCAATCCTGCTTCAAATGATCCACTAAAACTACGTCCTGGATTTATTAAAACAGTTAACACTGGTGCTTTAGGCGCTGGTGTTACTGCAATTAATCATGGCATTGGAGTGACGAGCATGTTTAAATGGATGTTTATCTCAGGTGCAGCAACAGATACTGTTACGGTTGTTGGTTATCCATTGCCATTTGCTGGTGCAGCAGGTAATAACATAGAAGTAAGTGTTACTGCAACTCAGATACTTATTAATAATGCTTCAGGGGTGACGTTTACTGATTCGCAAGTAACTCTTGAATATTGTAAGTACTAGTTTAGTATCATATTAAAAAATTAAAGGAGACAGTATGGCATATGATTGGCTAAATATTACGCAACAACAATTACAGGGTCAACCTCAATTGAATGGACCTACTGGCATGAATGCTATATCTCAGATGAATCCTTCCCAGCAACTGAGAACTGGTAAAAACCCTAATCCCAAATTCCCTAGGTTGCGTCATGCATGGGAAGGTACTAAAGAATTTTTTGGAGGAACGCCAGAAAAGATCGAACAATATCCAACAATAACTCCTCAACAACAAGGCATAATGCAATTACTTCAACAGCTTGGTATTTATGATCTACAAAATCCATATGAAGGCTTTGAGCCAATCGCTCAACAAGCGCGTACTCAATTTAGCCAAGAAACTGTTCCTGGTCTTGCTGAACGTTTTACATCAATGGGCAATAATGCGCTAAGTTCTGGTGCTTTTACTTCTCAATTGAATCAAGGAAGAGCAGCACTAGAGTCAAACCTAGTTGCTCAAAAAGCTCAATATGGTCAACAAAATAAACAACAAGCATTACAAATGCTTATGTCATTATTGAATCCACAATCAGAGAATATACATCGGCCTAGACAACCTGGGGCTGGAGAAAGAGCAGTTGAATTTGCAATACAAGCGGCTTTAAAAGCATTAACAGCAGGAGCACTCTAATGCAATCAATACCACGCGGAGAAAGTTTTGGTGCAAAGTTAGGTACTGGCTTAGGTGAATTGGCCGGATATAAAATAGGTCAATTGATAAAGAAACATCAACAAGAACAAGAAAGATCTCAATTCGCTAAAGTATGGGAACCTATATTAGGTCAGCAGTCTGCACATTTTTTAAGTAGCCTTGGGCCTGAAGAACGTAAGTTAGCTATGCAAAATATTAACTCATTAATCCAACTTAATGAACCGCCAAGTTCTAGAGAACAAGTTAGTGGAATGCAAAGTCTAGGTGTTGCCCAACAACAAGGCCAACAACCTCAACAGCAGTTTGATCGTGATTATTTTATTAGAAAAGCACTAGGTCAACCTGATCAACAAGATAGTCTACTATCAGGATTGCAAGGCGGACAACCACAACAAATTCAACAACAACCTCAACAGCAAATGCAACAAGATCAAGTTCAACAGCAGATATCTCCTGATAGAGCTAAGTTGATTGCTGATCTATTTTCTACGCCTCAGGAAAAGGCTGCAAGGCAGAAACTAGAAGCTCAACAGAGACAGGAAGCTTTTAGAGAAAAACAATTCAATATCAAAGAAACTAAGCAGTATATAGATGTCTTAAAAGCTAAAGAAAAAGCGGCTAAAGAGAATAATTTACGACTTGGTCGTATGGAAAAGCTTATAGATAAAGGTAACCTGCCTAATGCAAACTTATGGTCATTTTTATCTAAAATAGAAGATACTCCATTGTCAGGTGCAGGAGCAGGTGCCTTACTAGGTTCAGCAATTGGTACTGCTTTTCTTCCTGGAGTTGGAACTGCTATAGGAAGTGGTTTAGGGGGAGCACTTGGAGGAATGACAAGCCCACTAGCAGGTGCTATGAAGTCTCTTATAAAAAGTGGTAGTCCTGATATTGAAGAATTTGAGAAGCTTTCTACTGAATTCGTTAAGAATGCTAAGCAATATTTTGGTTCCAGAGTAACTGAAGGCGAGATTCGTTTGTTCATGAATACAGTACCTACACTTATGCAAACTGACGCAGGTAAAAAAAAGGTGATAGATAATATACGATCGCTCAACGAATTAACAGAAATTGAATCAAAAGCTGCAAGGTCTATTATTGCTGCTAATCGTGGAATACCACCATTAGATATAGAACAGCAAGTTCAAGATAAGATTTCTCATAAGATTGATAAAGTAGCCAAAAAATTTCTTGATATATAGTAAATGCATCCTGCTAGGGGTATATTAATATATATAAATGCTACAATAGCATATATTATTACTACCCCTTTTATAAATCCTTTAAATATTCCTATGCTTGTCATCTTATTCCTTTGGTTTGTCGTCATATTTCGTTTCTTTTGCTATATAATCTATAATTGCGCGATTAATCCAAAGACTCATCGAAACATTTCTTTTAGCAGCTAATATTTTTACTTTTTTATGGAATTCTGGATGAACATCAAAAACTATTTGTCTTCGTTGTTTTTTATCGTCCGTATCTGTAGTTATTTTTTTTCTTCTTATTCCTTTTTTCCATCTCCCTTTTGAAATCATATCATCCATATTTTGACTTTGAGTTCCAAGGAACAAGTGATCTATGTTTATACAACTGGTATTATCACATCTATGACATACCATGAGACCATCAGGAATATCTCCCTTAAACGCCATCCAAGAAGCTCTATGAGTTAAAAATACTTTTCTCTTAAAATAAACTGAACCGTATCCTCGTGCAGCTTTTCCATATTGCCATTCTAAACATGAACTATTCTCGTTAAATTTTGACCGAGTTAATAATTTATTTTTTAGACAATCTCTTTCTAGTTCATTTAATTCTATTTTTCTGCATTTCATATTTTACCCTTTCTTTACTAACTATATCTAACTAGTGGATAAAAGTCAAATATATTGTATTAGGTAAATAAATATACTTTAATGATGGAAAGATTATTCAAAATTATTAAGGAGATTACGATGACTAAAGTTAATAGGCGTTTTTCGCTTTATGGTTATCCAGGGACGAATGCAAGCCTACAACAGGAACCTATCGTTTCTGATAGAGATCCATTAGCATCTGATACAGCAGAGATTGGCACAACTTGGGTAAATACTACTTCAGAGTCATTTTTTATACTTACTTCTGCAATTGGTGGTGTTAATGCTTGGACAAGCGCAACTGCAGGCGCAGTAGCAGCAACTTCTTTTACAGTGAATCCGGGCGATTTAACAGTAACTGCTGGTGATGTTATCATAGGCGCTGGTGACCTTACCATGGATGCAGGAAGTACTGCAACTTTTGGCAACCTTGTAGCTGGTGCAACGCAACTCGCTTCAACGCTTGATGTTACAGGAAATACTACCATAGGTGGTACACTAGATGTTACTGGCAATGTGACCATGCAAGCAGATTTAGATGTACAAGGTGACGTTACTGTAACAGGTGATTTTGACCTTACATCTGCTGATGCAATAAGCTTCACTACCACATCAAACACTAATCCTGCTATAAGTTTAACTACTAATGGTGGTACGAGTGAAAGAATAGTAATTGCAGCTTTACAGGGTACTAATGATGCTTCTGTTGGATTAATTTCAGTTGCTGGTGGCATTACATTAAATGGTGGCAAAGCTGCTGCTACAGCAATTACTTTAGGCGCAGTTGACGCTGCAGGAGGCATGACATTTTCTGCAGGAACTGGTGGATATTCCATTGGGGCAGTAAACGGTCCAATTGCTATTTTTTCAGGAACTGGTGCAATGTCACTATCTTCTGATGCTGCTGCTACTACAGTTAACCTTGGTACTGGAGCTGCTGTTGTTAAAACAATTAACATTGGCGGTACTGGTGCTAACGTAATCGCTATTGGTAATACCCAAACCGGTGGTTCAGTTGCAATTGGTGATGCAATGACTACTGGTACAGTTACTGTCGGCGGAACTGGTCTTCAAACAGGTACAGTATCAATTGCTCCAGGTACAGGTGCTCAAACTGTTGCTATTGCTACAGGTGGAACTGGTATTAAAACAGTTAATATAGGTACTGGCGCAGTAGCCAATGTTATTACCATGGGTTCTGCTACAGGTGCGGCATCACTGAGTCTTCTATCTGGAACAGGTAATATTACTGCCGCTTCTACCGGTACATTGCTGTTAGATTCAGCTGGTGTATTAGAACTTAATTCTTCTGCTGGTGCAATTAACGTCGGTAACGATGCTGTTGCTCAAGCTATTAACGTAGGTACTGGTGCAGCTGCAAGAACAATCACCGTTGGTAATGCTACTGGTGCAACTTCTGTAGTGCTCAATGTTGGTACTGGTGCACTAAACTTAGGAACAAGCGCAACTGCCCATGCTACAAACGTTGGTTCAACAACAGCTGGTGCTACTTTGGTACTCAATACTCCTACAGGAACAAATGTTGCTGCAGCAAATGGCTTGAGTGTAACAGTTGCTGGTCGTGGATTGAGCCTACCTGGTGGATTATTGGTTCTTGCCGGTGCTGGTAGCCCTAGTGGTGCTATCACAGCTCCAATAGGATCATTATATCTAAGGTCAGACCCAGCAGGCGCAACTTCACGTGCGTATATCAATACTGATGCTGGCACAACATGGACAAATATTACATGTGCAGCGTAGTATTTTTTAAATCGTGAGATATTATTAGCAGAGCTTCATCCCTATCAAGTATAGCTTCCTGGTCTTATAGCGACTGGGGAGCTATGCTTAGAATTAAACAATACAATTTTAAGGAGAATTCATGGAAACCAAACAGTATATTACGCTAGAAATTACAAAAGGTGAGTTTAAATTTTCTTTTCAAATGCCACATGGTGCAAGTTGGGGAAATGCAATTGATGCATCATTTGATATTTTACAAAAGCTCAATGAACTCTCCCAGCAATCAATCCAAGCTTTAAAACCAGCAGTCGTGGAACCTGAACTAGAAGGTGAATAAAATGGCACAAAATTCAGTAAAACCATTTCAGCTTACCACGATATTGTCATCAACATTGATACTTAATACTTATCAAGCTATTAATCCTGATGGGTTTGAGGAAGCACCTTTTTTTATTCGCATTACGAATGGTAGTACTCAGACAGTAGTTATTAGTTATGATGGCATTAATGATCATGAAGCAGTGATAATAAACACTTCATTTGATTTACCTTCACAAGCCAATGCTCAACCAAATGGTAATGTAGCTTTATTTCCAAAACATACCGTAGTATATGCAAGAGGTACGGCCGGAACTGGTAACGTTTTTCTTTCAGGATATTACGTTTAAGGAGATAGTATGAGTAATTTAGTTAGTTCAGTTCGAGTGAGATATGAGCCTTTACGTAGTATTGGATTTGCAGGAATATCAGCAGTGTATGCAGGAGTTGGTTTACCCTTTGAGAATCCCGTAAGGATTTTAAAGGTTACCAATCTCACGACCGCTAATATTCTTGTGTCCCTTAATGGAATTGATGATCATGATGTAGTTGCTGCCAATGGATTCTTTTTGTATGACTATGCTTCTAATAAAGCAAGTACAGCAGGTCTTCTTGAACAACCTCAAGGCGATAGGATCTATGTTAAAGCAGAAGATACTTTACCTACAGCAGGCAATCTCTATGTAACCGTAGTGTATGCTTCCCAGGTATAAAAGGAGAAAATAATGTCTCAGGCAGGAAATTTTTTTACATCTGGAGCATTCCCACCCGGGAGTGTTGTTCAAACATTAGAAGGTAATACTGGAGGACCGGTAGGACCTGATGGTACTAATAATATTAACGTTGTTGGCGATGGTGTTGGTGTAACGGTAACTGGTAGTCCTGGTACCAATACACTTACTATATCATTAGTTGGTGGTGGAGGAGTAGTTGAAGAATTTGACACTGATGATGGAACAGCTCTACCAGTTGCAGGTATTATTAATATAGTAACTGATAATGCAAGTCAACAAGCAGGTTCATCTGTTTTATTTTCTGGATTAGGAAATACAGTATTATTAAGTGTCACTGATAATAATTCTAATACTATTATTGGTGAAGGTAGTGGAAATGCTACAGTATCTGGAGAGTTAAATACTATATTAGGAGCATTCTCAGGCGTCGCTCTTTCAATGGGAGATGCTAATACATTTATAGGTGAAGAAGTTGCTCCAAATATAACTACCGGTGATTTCAATGTTATTATTGGAAGTGGATCAGGAACAAATTATGCAGCTAATGAAAGTAGTAACATAATAATAGGCTCTTTAATTGATGGTACTATAGGTGAAGCAAATGTACTTACTATTGGATTAGCAACAGGAACTGGAGATGGAGAACTTATTGAATCTTTCATCCATGGCATTCGTGGTATTACTCCTGCTATTGCTGATGGTCTTCCTGTAATCATTGATTCAGCTGGACAACTTGGAACTGGTGGTGGTGGAATATTTGCTAATTCGTTCCCTACAGATAATGGAACGGCAGTTCCTGTTGCTGGTGTATTAACTATTAAAGGAGATACAGCATTACAACATGCCGGATCAACCGTAGGATTTTCTGGAATTGGTAATGCTGTTCAATTAGATGTAACTGACGGTAATAATAATACTATTATTGGTGGAGAAAGTGGTAATGCAACAATTACTGGTCAGAGAAATACTGCATTAGGACATAATAGCGCATTACAAATTACATCAGGAACTGATAATGTTATGGTGGGTGCTCAAGTAGCACAAAATTTAGAAACAGGTTCATATAATATACTTTTGGGTACAGGCTCAGGTGCTTTATATAACACCAGTGAAACGAGTAATATAGTCATTGGCGCTCAAGCTGTAGGCGTTACTGGTGAATCAAACGTATTACGTTTGGGATCCGGAACTGGATCAGGTATAGGACAACTTAGCAAAGCTTTTATTTATGGTATTGATGGAGTAAACGTAGGATCTACTGCTACGGTAGTTACTGAAGTTAGTAATCAATTAGGTACAGCAGTGATCACTGCAGGTACTGGTATAACTATTACTCCCGGCGCAAATTTAATAACTATATCTTCTTCTGGTACGTCAATATTAGATTACACAAATGTTAATACAACTCCTTACGTTGTACTTGTTACTGATGATTTTCTGAGTGTTGATTCTTCTGGAGCTCCTATAACAGTTCAATTACCTAATGCAGCAACACTTGGAATTACTTATGTAATTAAAGACAGAACTGGATCAGCTGGAACGAATGCTATTACGGTAACAACGGTTGGTGGCGCGGTAAACATTGATGGTGCTACTACCTTTGTGATGAATACTAATTACCAAGCAATAAGTATCATCGGCAATGGTACTACATATGAAATATACTAGGAGGAAATAATATGAACTCAGGAATATATCGTATTTTAAGTATTGCTACTGGAGAATCATATTATGGAAGTAGTAAAAATCTAAGCAGAAGACTTATTGAACATAAGTATAAATGGAGAAACAACAGGGGTAATCACAAAATTCGTGAATTATTAAAAATTTATGGAATAGATAACTTTAAATTTGAGATTCTTGAATTTTGTTCCCCAGATAAATTTAATGAAAAAGAGAAAATATATATTGAATCAGATCAAAAAAGATTAAATGTATGGATTCTTCCTTTTGCTGCAAAAGGTTGTAATTTGGGTAATTCTGTTAAAGGTAAAAAATATTTCGGCACCCCACATACTGAAGAAACAAAAAAAAATCAAAGCCGGATTATGAAAGAATATTATTCTAATAATGAAGGTTATTGGAAAGGAAAATCACTTTCCGAGGAGACTAAAATGAAACTCAGTAAAGGTTTAAAAGAATATTTTACAATACATGATCATCCAAATAAAGGAAAACATTTAAGTGAAGAAACTAGAATAAAGATTTCTGAATCATTAAAGAAGAGAGGTGCGCTATGAGTTATCGACGCATCTCTCCTCAGCCTGTTGTTGAAGGCGGAACAGGCGTCCAATCAAATACAGCATATGCAGTGCTATGTGGTGGAACAACATCAACTGCAGCTATACAATCAATTGCTGCAGTAGGAAGTTCTGGAAACGTTCTAACTTCTAATGGGGCTGGCTTATTGCCAACTTTTCAAGCTCCTGCTGTTGGTGCTGCTTTAACTTCAATTACCGGTGATACTGGTGGAGCACAAACAGGTCCGGCTATCACGCTAGCTGGTGGAACTACTGGTTTGGCATTTGGTGGATCTGCTAATACATTTACGACTACATTTACTGGTATTACTGCTAATGGTGGTACAGTATCATTAGCTACTGATGCTACTACAAGTACGATCAACGTCGGTACGGGTGCTGGTGTTAAAACAGTAACTCTTGGTA